TTAAACTTTCCTCTGAATACTGTCCATCATCTTTAGCAGTTCCTGCTCCACCACTATTAGGTCTCTTTGCCATTTCCATACCAATACAACCTTTGTAAGTTAATCCTTGTGATGTAAGATAATCAATCATTGGATTACAAATCTCTAACCATCCCTTATCACCTTTGGAACTAGCATATACATCAGCTATGTTTACTGCAATGATACCACCTTTCTTTACTGTTGGTATAATCTTACCTAAAGTAGTATGTAAAAAGTTCTTGTTCCAATCGTTTATGTTTTTATATCTTACCCAACTCTGAGTATCATCATGTGAATATCTTTCTACTGAGAAATATGGAGGTGATGTAAATACTACATCAAAGTACTCGTTATATTCAGAGTAATCAAAATCTTCTGCTGGTGATTGATAGAATGTTGTTTTAGTTGGATTCTCAAAGAACGAAGTATGTTTAGTATAAAAATCTCTTTGTTGTTCGTAGAATGGATGATTCTCTATACGAGGGTCTAGTCCTACATAATGTTCAACAGTTTCACTACTAAATGCTCCTGCTAACCTATCTCCCCAACCCATTGAAAAATCCAGGACGGTCTTGGCATTATTCATATCATAGAACATCTTAGCTACATTTGGTTTGAATTGAGCACATATGTACTTTCTTAATCCAATCATAGTTCTTAATTCTTTCTTACCAACTTGTGGTAATTTTAAAGAATAAGCTGCACCCATTAATGATACCATAAATGCTTTTGTTTCCCAAGTTCTTTTTGGACCTGGTGAAACTGAACCATCTACACTCCATCTGTTGTGTTGTTGGAAGTAATTAGATGCTCTGTTACCTGTATTGATACGAGAAAAGTATTGTTGTTTTCCATCGTATGTTAGTGGATACTTAGATTCCGCTGCTTTTCGTGGAAACCATTCACCTTCTTTAAGATACTCACTCCATCTAAAACCTTTAAGTTTTAAGAAATCATCGTATGCATCTTCTTCAGTAATATCAGCATAGGGTATTGGATACTCCATGAATAATTCTGCAAATGCTTCCTTTACTTCTAACTTATCAAAGTTTTTCTTGAGTAAAGTAAAATCTTCTTCAGATACAGTTGGGTACTCACCTTCGTAAGTACCCTTTTTGTATTTATTTAATATTGATTCTATCGTCATATATTATGCAACTTGTGGTTGTTGAGAATACGCCATATCAAATCTCTTTCTCGTTTTTTCATATCTCTCAGGATATAATGTCTTATCTTGGTGGCAATCCAAACAAAGAGCTTCACCATTTGATAATTCAGTATCACCACCATCTTTAAATGGTTTAATATGGTCTGCTTCATAACTTCCCATTAAATCTATTTCTAGTTCTACTCTACAAGAAGCACATTTACAATCTTGTGAAAGTAATAAGTGTCTTTTCTCTTCTTTAGTAAATGCTCTTTTTTTAGAAACGTTTTTTGCAATTTCTTCCTTTTCTAATTGCTTTAAAATAGTTTCAATAACAAATTCAAGAGGATATTTGCTATCACCTTGTTGGTAACAAGCAGCGAAGGTATTATCTCTTTCCCAAACTGATTTTTGTAACACATCCCTATCTAAACAATGACTTACATCTGTAAGATATCCTTTATCAACTGCCCAACTATTTAATTTAAGTTGAGTTCCTTTTAATTCACCTATAATTCTTTGATACTTTCCTGCTAACTTTTTAGCATCAAATTTTATACTATTTTTGTAAAGTAAATCAATAGTAATAAATAACATCAGTATATCTCTTTTCTTCCAAAACTCTTTACTAGTTTTTCCAATCACAAAATCTACCTTTTTTAAAACCTTTTCGATTCTTTTCTTATGAGATTCTAAAGTTGCTTGGGTATTTTTAGGTCCCAACTTTTCATCTTTAGTTTCATAATCAAAATATAACTTCTTAATTTGACTTCCTCCTATGTTTGTAAATCCATCATTATGTACACACACAAGGTACTTCGCTATTATTTCTTGTAATAACTTACCTTTTGGAGAACAATTTAAGTATTCAAACTCTAATGCTCCATCTTTTACTCTTGCAAATTTATGTTCTGGTATTGCAGGTAATGTTAAATCGTTTATATAATTAGATAAAGGATTATCTAGTGAAGAAAGTATATCTTGTGATGATAATGTGTTATGGTCATTCACTTTTTGAAATCTGTTGTGTTTTTCTTTCTTTTTAAGTTCAGATTCTAAAACGATAAATGAATAAGCAGATTTCCATTCGTTAAAATACCCCTCGTGGTATTTTTGTATATCTGAAAGTGTGTATCCACTAACATCAACATCTCTACCATTTATTTGTATAAAAGATTTAGGATTTGATTTATCTCCAGGTAACTTTACAAGAGAACTCATAATAGCTAAGAATGTTTTTGTTCGTTGTTGTCCATCAAGTGATTCTGATGTTGTAGTTACTTTTCCATTTTCATCAACTGTCTTAACCCATTCAATCTGTCCAATAGGTTCATAATTGATAATTGAAAGAAATAAGTTTCTTTGCCATTCATGACCAGGGTCTCCAATTTTATTATAAAATAAGTAATATCTTTGAAAGTTTTTTGAATACTTTACCATTAATGATGCTGAGTTAAATGCATCAACTGAGTATTTACTTAATTGGAATTTTTCTGTTGGCGATTTCATTAAGATATCTACTCCGCCTTTTGTTTCAGTAGATAAATTTGTGTTAATTTTTGTCATATTATAAAATTTTAATTTAATGAACCACTTCACCACCATTGGCTTTTAAAGTAATTCGGTTTGTTTGGACTTTTTTCTATTTCAACGTTTTCCATTTATAGTAAGGTTTGCCCGAACCCACAACGTTTATATTATACAAATATACGAAATTAATTTCATATATCCAAGCTTTATTTACGAAAAATTAATTTCATACCTGTGTACCAACCAAATTTTTCTTTTTGTTTTGGTTGTTTCTTTAAATTCTTTTTAAAATTTAATTTACGCATTCTTACTTTTTTTAGGAATGCGTTTCTATCTCTTTTATAACTCATCTTAGTGATTTATAAATTTCTCGTGCATATTGATAATCATTCAATAACGAAGATGTCTCTGCATTGGAAAAATCTGAAGCATATTTTGGTTTATTAGCTAAGATTTCATCAAGTACAACTTCATACTTTGAGTAAATGTGAGATGCATAGTTTTTCCAAAAGATAGGTCCTAGTTGGCTAGCTTCTTGGAAGTTTAGATTTCGTGGTTCGAAAGAACCTGCGTTGAGCAACTGCTCCATAATTGGTTTGGTTCAGTATATCCCTGTTCCCGGCTTTAATTAATGTTAATAATTCTGCCTTAAAACCACCCATTGGGTTTTTATTAAGACATATTTAGTACAAATATACGAAATTATTTTGAATTATACAAGCTAAAACTGAAAAAACTTTTCACTTTTTATTTTTTCTAGTTGTAATCTGTAAATTACACCTGGTATTATACCTGTTTCTTTTGAATTCCATTGTATATCTGAATCGTACTTAAATCCATATCTTTCATAGAATTTACGAGCTCTATCGTTGAAAGCTCGAACAGTTAATAATATATTACCAGCTTTTTTTGATTTACAATATTCTACAAATTCATCTAATACCTTTTTAGTTGCACCCTTTTGGGTTTGGTCTGATGCTATTTGGTGAATAATAAAATCATTTGTTTTCTTTATTGTTGTTGCATTTCGAGATAGTTTACCACCATGTGTATATTGTGTAAATGTAATCATTACACCATCTTGTAAAACTAAGTTACCTCGTTTGATTCTTTTAACAAGTTTGAATCCTTGTTTGTACATATGAGGAAATATATCAGGATACATATCGATAATAACCATTGTATCTTCAATGACTTTATCCATCTCTTCACCTTCTTCTTTTATATGAACTACATTTAACCCCAAAACTTCTTTATATTTAAATCATCTTTATACTGAAACTGATTTTTCAATCTGTCCTTTAGTGTATCTTTTATTGTTTCTATACCATCTGATATTCCTGCTCCTTGTGCAAACCAAATTTTCTTTCTATACAAAAGTTCATCAGATATTTCTTCTTTAAATGCTTCTCTTAATAGTGGTTTCATATATCCCTTTTCATTTTGGTACAATGGTGGAATGTTTAAAGAGTACTCTACAAATGGTCTCCAAGAGTAAGGAGTTCTCATTTCAACAGTACCACCCCACATCATAGATTGATTTTGAGATGGGAAGTTTCCTTTATGAACATCCTTTATTAATTTTCTTCTTGCTATATTATAAGTTTCAGGTGTATAATGAAATGCTTGTATATGCCCATAACTACCCCAAATCTCATCTGATAAATCACCACTAAACACTACCTTAAATCCATGTTTCTTTATCTCTTCACCTAGTTTGATAGTTGCAAGTGCACTACCTATATTCTGCCATTTTGTTAATTCAGTTACATATAATGTAGTATCAATTGAATTCATGATTTCATCATTTGTCATATGAATTTCATGTAATTTGATACCAAATTCTTTGGCTGCTATTCTTGCAAACTTTATATCACTACCACCCTCTGTTGTTACTACAAATGCTTCTAATTTAGGATATAACTTAGATAAAAGGTATGTTGTTATTACAGAATCAATTCCCCCACTTAGAAGTGTACAAATAGGAACATCTGAAATCATCTTTACTTCAACTGCTTCTCCTAATAATCTTCGTATGTTCTTAATAATAGTATCTCTATCGTGTTCTATTATTTCGTTAGGTAGTTCATAGTAAGTTTTAACACTATGATATAGTGTTTCATAGTTATATTCAACATATGTACCAGGATAAACTGTCTTTACACTCTTCATGTAAATATCTGATAGAGGTAATCCTTTTTTCTCTGAACAAAATGCTAACTTATTAGTTAATTTATCAATTGAATACCAAAAAGGAAGTTCACCAATATAATCTCTAACTAAATATGCAGTTTTACTTCGTGTATCAATAATACAAAAAGAAAACATACCATCTAAATCTTTGAAAGAATCTACACCAAACTCTAAGTAAGAGTTTAATATAATTTCAGTATCAGAAGTTGTTCTGAATGGTATTGTTATTTTACTCTTAAGTTTATCGGTAAGTTTACTTCCCCATAGTTCACCATTATAAACTATACAAACTGTTTTATCTTCATTCCAAAATGGTTGATTTGCAAATTCTGATAAATCTTGTATTGATAATCTATTATGAGCAAAGTAGAAATCTCCAACTTGTTCAATAGTTGAATTATCTCTACCTCTATGTAGTATCTTGTCTAACCCATCTTTTATAGAAGATGAGTTAAAGTTATTTCCTCCGATGATTCCACACATATTAAAACGGAGCGTTTTGTGTATCTCTTTCTATACAAGTACTCATATGGTCAGCCCAATGAAGTATAAATTGTATATTTGATTTTAAGTAGTTTTTTGGGTCAAATACTTTGAAATATTTTACGTTATCTTCATCATACATACCATCAGTAAGTTTGATTCCAAAATATTCGTTTTCATTGTATTTAATTCCATATTCTTGTAATAAGAAGAATGTTCTATCAGTATGTGTTAGATATGATAGGTCTGAATTACTAACATATATCTTACCTTGATTCTTTACGTGCCAATCAGAAGGATTTGTTACATAATGAACTTTTCCTTTACTTCCTAGTTTTCCTAAATCGTGATGGAACGCTGCAAATAATAATTCATCTTGTGTGAAATCAATGATACCACCTGCTTCTTTGTAGAGTTTCATCATTCTGAGTGAATTTCTAGCTACATTCATAACATGGTCAATATAACCACCTTCATATGCATTGTGATAATTAACATTTCCACTCGCTGGTGATAACATTAGGTTTGGTCCTAATTCATCCATTGAGTACATATGTAGTAATTTCTCTAATCTATCTCCTTCGAAAGATTTCTTAAGTGCCTCGATAAACTTATTATAATTCTCTTCGAGTTGTTTTTCATTGTATTTATTCATAATTCTTTTAAATTTTAAATGTGTGTCCAAGTTTTTCTTTTTACTATTTCTTCTACATTCCAAGTAGATACCTTATAGTTACGAGCAATGACATTTGTAGAAAACCCCTTGGAGTAAAGGTCTCTAATTTGTATTACTTGTTCTGTTGTTAATTTTGACCTAGGGTGAGATTCTCCTCGTAACCTATTACTAAAAAACCATAAGGTTTTTGACATAACGTTTTATTTTATTTTTAAACTCTTTCGATTGGAATGGTAATTACAGCATAGTTACTGTTTTGTGGATGTTTTTGTGTGAAATCTACAAAATTCTCTAGTTTCATTCTAAACGCAACCTCCGTATCAATATAGTATAATGTATTACCACCATCCATACTACTTAACTTTTTACTTTTACTAAAAGGAACTTTAGGTGTTCCTTTTAATTTTACTACTTCTTCTTCGTGATGTACAAATTTAATTCCTGCCATATATTATGTTTTTATTATTTACTATGTAAATATACGAAAAATAAATGAGAAATCCAAATATTTTACGATAAATTTTCAGTTAAAGCGTTTGTATATGCTAATTCTGATTGAACTCCTACCATTCTTTGTACTTCAACACCATCTTTTTCAATAATTACTGTTGGTACAGAACGTACATGATACTTCTGAGCTATTTCGAATTGTGAATCAATATCCACATTTTCAAAGTTAACATCTGAAAATTTAGTTTTAACGTTTTCCATTAAAGGTGTTAGAACCTTACAAGGTCCACACCATTCTGCATAAAATTTCTTTACTTCTACCATTTTAATTTTTCCTATTAATTAATTAATTATCCGTCACACGCAACACAATCGGGGTCAACCGCTCTTGTTGCTATATCACCTCTAAGAACTGATTCAGTTCTCATGTAGTACAATGTTTTAATTCCTTGTTTCCATGCTTCTAAAGATACTTGGTTAATCCATTTCGGTGATGCAATGGAAGGGAATGCTAAATTTAATGAAACTCCTTGGTCAATATATTGTTGTCTTACACCCGCTTGTTTAACTAAATCCATTTGATTGATTTCTTTAAAGGTTCTGAATACATCTTTTACAGGATAAATTTTATCTCTATCTCCGTTTTGGATTTCTTCACAAAGTACCATTTTACCATCCAAGTAACACCACTTATTAAGTTCTTTGATATCTTGCACAGAACCACCATCTGCCATTATCTGGTCCCATGTCTCTTTATTATTGATACCTGCTTTTCTTAAAACCTTTACTAACTCATTGTTCTTTCTAATGAAAGTTCCTTTTGCAGTTTGTTCGGTGAATACATTCGCCGCCCAAGGTTCAATACCAGCAGATACGTTTCCAGCTAATTTAGAGTTACTAACTGTTGGAGCAACTGCTCTTAAGTGAGTATTTCTAAATCCACTTTCTCTACACCATAGAGGTTCACCATATTCGGTTGCCATATCTCTTGATGCTCTTTCTGATTCTATCTTTAACTGAGAAAAAATCTTACGAGTTTCAAATTGAGCTTCCATACCTTCAAATGGAATACCATTTTGTTGTAGGTAAGTGTGCCATCCTAAAACTCCTAATCCTAATGCTCTACCTTTTTCAGCAGATGCAACAGAATTTTCAAATCCTCTCATGTTTTTAGCCTTTTGGATAAATTCAGAAAGTACTCCATCTAAGAACCAAGTTGCAGTATAAACCAAATCAGTATCTCTCCACTCACTGTATTTAGATAGATTTACTGATGATAAACAACAAACAAAAGAATGGTTCTCATCTGTATGTAATGTAATCTCAGAACATATGTTTGTCATATGAACTTTTAATCCATTTTTTTTGTACATTTCAGGATTTGCTTTATTAACATTTCCTTTGTACATGATGTATGGTTCACCAGTTGCTTTTATTTTTTTTAGTAATTTTACCCACTTTCTTATTTCAGTTTAATATCCATCTTGAAGTTTTCTCATAAACTTATCACCCACAACTGCACATTGGTGTAGATTAAGTGATTGTCTATTTACATCTCCTTTAGGTTCTCTGATTTCAATCCACTCATCGAAATCCTTGTGGTCAATATTAAGGTTAACAGATGCTGCTCCTCTTCGTACTGAACCTTGGTTTGTGGCAAGGATTGTAGAATCGTATATTTTAGCAAATGGTACTACACCATCACTTGTTCCATTACCTGTAATCTTAGCTCCTGCAGGTCTGATTTGGTTGATACCAATACCAACACCACCACCATGTTTTGCAAGTAACATTAATTCTAAGTTCTTATTTCCGATATCATATATGGAATCAGCAACATCTATACCAAAACAAGATATAGGTAATCCTCTATCAGTACCAGTATTTGAAAGAACTGGTGTTGCTAAGTTTAACCAACCTTTCCAAATATAATCGAAGAATTTAGTTGCCAATTGTGGTTTATCTAATCTCATTGCAACTCTTGATGCAACTCTCCAATAAGCATCTTTTGGTTTTTCACCTTCTAACAAATATCCTTTAGATATAGTTTTAACATATATCTCTGTATTTGCCCATGATGGGAAATCTACATCAAGTTCCCAACCTAAATCTGCTCCGTAATTTGTTTTTGCCATTTTTATAAATTTTCTTCTTTAACGAACACTCCGTTAACTGTTTTACCTTTTCTATTTTCTATTTCGTTGTATGCTAATTGTAAACATTCTGTTGGAGAATATCCCAATTGTTGGCATAATATAATAAGAGTAACAAATGAATCACCGATTCCATCTTTGATTTCATCTTCCTTATTTTTCAAAAGTGCTCCAGCAGTTTCACCTACTTCTTCCATCACTTTTAACATTTGTTTTGGTGCATTTTCTGGCTTATCTATACCCTTTTCTATTGCCCAATTTCTTACGCTTATTTCTAATTCGTTAAATGTTTTCATATATTTGTATTTTAAAATAAATCTCCCCAATCTTCACCTTCGTTTGCCTTACTATAATCAGTAGGTCTAACGGCAAAGAAATCAGTATGGGTTAATCCACCTGTTAGGTGATAGAACCATTCTAACTTTTCAGCCTTCGTTTTATCGAATTCATGAATGGGTTCATAACCTAATTCTTGTAATTTTGTATTTGTTCTTGCTTTAATAAACTCTTTCAAATCTTCTTTTTCAAGGTTTTCTAAATCACCTTGTTCAAATATCATATCAATAAAGTTTGTTTCTAACTGAACAATTAATTTTGAAGCTTCTTCAATTGATTCTTTACACTCTTCTAATAACGTAGGATATTCATTACACATATCTCTGAACAATTGGCAACCCATTTTAGAATGTAGAGATTCATCTCTTACACTCCATTTCATTTGTTGTCCGATACCTTTTAATAGATTTCTCATTTGGAATGAGTAGAGTACTGCAAATGAAGAGTATAGAGATACTCCCTCACTAAATGCAGAAAAAATTGCTAAACTTCTACCAACTTCTTTTCTTGCTTGTGGATTTGTTGCCAAATCTTCATGTGTCCAATTGTTAGTAGTAGCAGTAAGGAGTTCAAACTTCTCAGCAACTGCAGGTTCGTGCAGAAACGCTGAGAAGTCATCTAATCCTAATGTTTCATTTAAGTATGAATATGCAGTAGCATGAATTGTTT